GCTTCTCCATTTTACATACACAATCTAACTCTTTCTTTTTAACAACAATTGAATTCTTTATATATTCTAAAATAAAATGATATTCATTACTACGTATCAATAAATTGTACTGATTTCTACGATTATGTTTATGATATAAATGTCCAGAAGAAGAAGAAGTATCCATTATATTCTCTATCGCATTGTTTCGTTTGGTAGATGTGGTAATGCTTCCACCAAAATGATATCGAATGATTTGTAATATATTTGTTCGACTTTGTGTAATGGTAATGCCAGATTGATAACCATCTTTTATTTTTCGTATAAACATACATCCATCACCATCGATAAATCCTGCAATATAAGAGGGATGTGGTGGAAACTGTTTATATCGTTCTAATAATTCCTGGTTATCCTTTTCTATATTATCCATAATGGTTTGGTACTCTATTTATGCATTCATATTTTTAATCAATTTTATTATCCAATTCATTGATCTTTTTATTTGCTTGTTCCAATTTATCAAGAATGGATACAGAATGTGATTTGGTACCTATCCATATCTTATTCAAATTGGGGTGTTTTTCTATTTTGAAATATTCTCTCGTTTTTACCTTTTCGGGGTATATCCATTCTTTGTAATAGACAACATATTTACGTATCATATCTTGTGTAATTCCTTCAGGTAATTCTCTGGCGCTGTGTTTTCTAGCACGTTTTGTATCAACCATAATACCTTTGCTATTTTGTTCCTGTTCCTTACGAGTCGCTACACGCAAGTTTTCCATTGTATTGTTTAAAGGATTGCGATCTATATGATCTACACTCACTTGCTTTGTTCCTTTTCCGTTACCATAACATCCAGTTATCATTTGATGTATGTATAAATTTAAAGTAGAACTTATATATCCGTTCATTATTTTGAAAAATGTAATTTTTTTACCCGAATTATTGTCGCGTTCAAATTCTTGTATTCTTTTATAGCTATCTGGACATAATTTACACAAGGTATTGTTCTCACAATACATAAGTATATATTCCTTCCCATTTTCTTGGATATTCCATAATGGGTTTTTCATATGATAAGGATCTACACCATGTTTAGAATAATGTCCAGGAATATATTCTGTTACTTGGTAGTTTTCTGTAACGTGTTTATGAAATATATGGTAACAAGTTACGTTACAACGTCTTAAATCATATGGATTACCATTTTCAAAAACATAATTCACATTATTTTCTCTGTAATGATAAATAAATTGCAGATATGTAATTCTATGTTGATTGTATTGATAAGAAGGATATATATCATCTTCTTTTGTAAAAATAAATTGTTTCGGAAAATTAATTATATCATCACGATCTAATAAATCCATTATATAATTTTTTCCATTGTATTCAATCATTCCATATTGCATCATTGAATCGGTTACATATTTTGGTTTGTTTTGTTTATGATTGATACTGCAATCATTCTTGTATGCTATCGATGAATCCATATTATAATATATATAATATAGATGTTTCTAAATTGTTTTTGTGACTAATATGATTCTAACATTAGTTGCTTCAATTTGAATAGGCTAAACCCCCCCTTGGAAGTATTCCTTACTTTCATAAGAAAAATGGACTATCCCTTAAGTCTTCATCGAAAGTTGCTAGCTTTCTCTGACCCATTCTATTGTAGTCTCTGAACCTTCTCCATATGCTTGCGATAGCGCACGTAGGAGCTTGGCTGCGGATTATCCAATCCTTTTCGTTATTACTATGCCCGAGGTCATTATCCTGGGTTTTCATTACGCTTTCGTATAATGAAGTAGTAGAAAAGGCTCTAAGGATGTTCCCGCAATTTAAAAATGTCGCCTTCTTGTGACATAGTCACGAAAAGACTAGCTGGTTATATACTACATTTTTATTGTAGATTTGCTTTACACTGTTTACCCATATTAGTAAGCAAATATCTAATATGGCAGCCAACTGTTGGGCACAGGAAGTTTTAATGCCCGACATAATTCTTAGTACGTTATAATTGGTGGCGTAGACGCGCACCTTGGCGGTCTTTGTACCCTCGACGGTCGCGTTCGAGAGCACAAGCTGCAGGGTAGCGTTATCAATACGCGAGAAGTTGCACGTGCCTGATGGCTGATGTTCTTCAGGGCGAAGAGCAAAAGAATACACGTTGATACCCTCATCCGGATTGCGGGTATGCGATTGGTAAGGTTGGACCCAAGAGAAGTAGGAACCTTCACGCTCCGAGAAGCGATCTTGGCCGTTCAATTGAAGCTTGGCAACCACAACGGGGTTCTGACCCCAACAGTGAAGATCAATGGATGTCTCTGACAACACAAAGGTACCTGCATCTGAAACAGTGGAATTCAAGTTATGACTTCCTCCTTGGGGAAGATCTGCCTTGATACCACTGATTGCTGAAGGTATACCAGGAAGATTGTATGGCACAGCAGGGCCTCCAAAATTGGCTTCATTGTAGCCATGATGATCATTATGACCCCAGTAGCCTGTGAAATTATCTGGGATATATGCATCCTCTGCACCAGCATCCTCAAAGAGACCACGAGCATCAATATAATTACCATCTGATACCTCTGAAGGTCCTCCGAAAGCGTGGATAGCGTTGGGAAGAGCATCAATGGCATCAGTGTAGTTAAAGGGTTGCGCACCAAGCACTTTGAACAAAAGTGCGTCACAGAGAAGCGAAGAACAATAGTCCACGTTCTGATCAGGTTGAACCACCCAAATGAGTTCCTTCACAGGATGGTTAAAGTTGAGCTTGATCTTATTGGAAGACGAACCAACAGACTCATCACCAGTAAACTGAAGCTGAGAAATCAAATACTCGTGAGGATTTTGGGCAAAACGACGACGCTCGTCTGTATCCAAAAACACATAGTCGACATAAAGAGACGCGGCGACCAAAGATTGATTGTAAGCAACTGTCGCTTGAACACTGGTTCCCACAGTGTATTGTGTTTTAACATTTCCATCATTTGCAGAATTGCAAGAAAGAGATGTAACAGCCCATAGACACTCGTCAATAGGACGAAGATCTAAGTTAATTTTAACTTCGTGATACTGCACTCACGATAACCCCACCTTTCGGTGTATTTTATATTTCTAGGGGATAGACTTTATCTTAAGCCTTCATTGAAGTAGATTATACTTCTCAGACCCAAAACCATTAAGTCGTTGAACCTTCTTCATATCCTTATCATAACGGACTTAGAAGTTTGGCTGCGGATTGTCGATTTCTTTAGATTTATTTCATCTAAATCATACGAGGCGTTATTACCATACCTGAGTGTTTTTTTCTCAGCCACAATAAACTTTCATTTACTGCTTGGTAGCCTAAAAATTGTTTATATTTTGAATTGAAACGATGAATGTTTACTATGTTATTAAAATAATAGTGTAGATGTAATTTATTTGATTTATTTCTATTTTCGGTTTTTTCCAATGGTTGTAAATTTGTCCAATGAAAACAAATATTTCTATCTGTTTCAATAGAGCAATTAAAAGCATCAATAGGTAATATATGATCTATTTGCCAATATTCACCAATATTATTCCAATTCATATTTTTATCAAAACGAAATTCTATCCATTTTTTGAAAAACTCTAAATCACAATCTATAATTGTTTGATAATTTGGTTTTTCACCTTTGATATATTTATGAATTTTACTTCTTAAAATTTCACTCATTTTGAAATTTATATTGGTTTGTCTTAATTTCTTTATGTTTTGTTTCCTTATTGGTAAATATTCTTTATTTTTAACCTTTATATGCTGTTTTACTTCTGGTTTATTTCTATACGTTTGTCTTTGATTGTTTATTTTTATAAAATTTATTGCACGATATTCTTTGTTTCTAATCAATAAATCATTTTTATTTGTTTCATAATATTCTTTTTGTTTTATTTGAATATTTGATTTATTATTTTCTCTATAAAATTTTCTACAATCTTTACAATCATATCGTAAACCATCTGGAGTATTTTTTAAATTACCGAAATTATATACATCTTTTTCTATTTTACATTTGCAACATTTTTTCATTCTGCCATTAATTGCATTTTTCGTTTTAAATTGTTTCAAAATGATAACATTTTCTTTATACGTCTTTACGAGTTTCCCGAACAATTTGGTTTTGTTGCCTCTGATTACTAAAACAACTTTAATAACAAGAGACTAGCGACTGAGTATGGTTGAATGCAACCATCCGTGACTCAAAATGATTTTTACCAAAACAATGCACGGATGTTTTGGACATGACGCTTTTCTGCCCTGCAGATTTTAAGGCAATAAGTGGTAGAGCGAGACCAGGATTGGTGTTGAACCAAAACTGAAGAGGAACATACAAAGTGGTCTCAGGAAGAGCATTACGGGGTGCGCACACTTGACGAGGAGCAACAGAGTCACAAGGACCATCCACCTCTGAAAAAGAGGGGTCTGTGATAAAGGTAAGCTGCGTGGTGTTACCAATCATCTTGAAATAACCACGTTGTTGCTCAGAAGTCATTGTTAGCTGGTTCCAGATATGCATCCAGTCACCATACTGACGGTCAATGCGCTGACCACCAATTTCGACTTCTACTTGAGCAATAAGCTGTTCACCAGGGAAATCCAACCAACGAGCATACACATTGCCCTTGGCACCACTAGCAAGCGAAGCAGTACTACCCATATATTGATTGATCTCAGGAAGAGTCACCTGAAGATAAGTGCGGTAAGCAAGATCACCATTTCGACTGATGGTACATGTAACGCGGCGACCGAAATCCGCCTGGCCATTGAAAGTCTGCTCGATAGACTCAATAGCAAAATTGGTATAACGTCGGTAAGTAACTTTCCAAAAAGTAATCTGAGGATTACCAGTTAGGTAAACATCTTGCGATGTTGCTATCTTGCGATAGCAAAATCCCCATTGTTTCCAATGGGGGCAGAATACACCTTAGGAAATGTCAGGTCTGATTAAAACCTTCATTCATTCCCGAATGCCGTCTACTCGTTGAACCTTTTTCTCTCTATTCCATTCTTCTTTTCCAAAAGAGGGAAGAATTCATCATAAGAAAAGAGAGAAACTTGGCTGCGGATTGTCCAATCCTTTGCGTTTTTACTATGCCATCGATCATTATCCGACGGTATTGCTCTACGTCACCGTAAAACAAGAAGTAGCAAAGGCTCTTAGGAGGTTCCCGCAATTTGACATTCTTGCAATCCTTTTTATTTCTTTTAAAAATCCAAGAAAAGTAAAAAGAATCACTAGCGAGTTATATATTTACAACTGGTGGAAATTGTAAATCGTATATTTACACTGTTTATCTATTGCGGAGATATACGACCCACAATAGCAGCTCACTGTTGGCACCCAGATTGTTTAAGCGCCATAGGCTACGAGTTGCATTAATCCACCTCCCATAGTTTATAATATTGCTAAAGAAAAAATTTTCACTGAAAACACACAATTTTCTTTTTTTGTTATATATCACTTTTTCTAGTATGTTACCTCAATAATTTATTTATGTCAAAATTATCTCTCACAAAAGAATGCAAAAATGATTCTTCAAACACTTCTCTCTTACCTTCATGATTCTTTTTAAAAATAAAAGCGCCGTTGTCTTTTTTAACTGTCCAACCATTGTTTACAGCATTAAACAAGAACAACATTTTTTGAAATTCAATATTTTCTATTTGTATCGTGTCACCCTTTTCTATATTGATTTTAATTTCTTTTTCTTTTTCCATCTTATCTATATTCTTTTTTAGAAAAGTATTTTGTTTGTTTTCCTTAAGCGAGTTTATTTGTTTTTTTGTGCGTATAATATAGAATAATATCATGTCAAATGTGACGGAGTTTACACCTTGTGGTTATATGCGTGTTTATGATCTCAAGGATATAAATGATGCTCCTGCTTCTGCTCCTGCTACTGATAGGAGTACATTTTTTTATTTAAGAGCACAGGTTACTAATACATTTTGTGATAGTGGATTAAAGGGTATTATTTTAAAAATACCTAGAAAAAACTACTTTACATTGGAATATGCTACACCTTCTAAAATATATAAGGATTTTAATACGACTACATTATCTACTGTTGTTGATCCTACATTATCATCTTGGATGGACGAATCCAACAATTTTAATAAACTAGAAATACAGAAAAAGGTAAAACATTATGAACTAAAAGGTGATAAATTATACACAAATTTTATTCAGTCTTATATTGAAAACTCGTATAATAACTGGATTAAAAGTAATCCCGGCAAAATATATCCATTAGCTATCCCAACTTCTTTAACACAAACACAAAAATTTCAAACAGGAGGAGGTAAAAAAACAAAAAGAAAGAGAACCAGAAGAAAAAGACAAAAAGGTGGAAATTTCAATCGTAAAGAAACAGCCAAAATACGAAAAGAATTAAAAAAATTTAAATTTTCAAAGAAGGAAGAAAACACATTGATGGCTGAATTGAACAAGACAGCAACAGAACTTAGTAAAGATGACGGAGACATTCAAATTGTAGGTCAATTAAATGCGATTAGAAAGATGAAAAAAAACGAAGAAGAAAAAAAGGAAGATGTAAGACAATTTGTTGCATCGAGTGTAGAAGAATTCGGGGGTCAAGATAGAACAAACCGTGAATACTCTTCACAAGGCACAATATCTAATTCATCGCAAAATAGTCACTTACATCACTAACATCAAATATTATATAATTTGTTTTTATATATTTAAAAGAAAAACACCAGGGTATATATGCCGACATTCAAACCCAAAACGGTAAAGAAATTAAAGGTAAGCAAACGAGCATCTACAACACTCGATGGGAAACATCGTGAATTCATCAATCAATTTCACAAGGATGAACACGATATCATACCGCAATTGAAGAAAAAGAGAGAAGAAAAACGATTATTATTGTCAGAAAATTTGACTCTCTCTATAGAAGAAAAAATGAATATTAATGACGAAATAGACGAAATTACCAAACAAATCAAAACCACACGTAATAAAAAAACCGACTATTATCTCGATAATTCCAAATATATTTTCGAATACTTTGAGAACAAAAAAAATATTTCCAATGGTTCTGATTCAAACCCCAGCAACAGTAAAAATAAATTAGTAAACGCATTTTTCAAAATTAAAACAGAAGAACATGAAGACAATTCACAGAAAAAAGAGTCCAATATATTTACCAAATATTTGAGCAATATTGATGAATCATTTTTGGATATTCAATCCTTTTTACGACCCACTGACGTCTGTAATAGTTGTTACAAAGGAGAGATGATTCCGATGGAAGATGAAGGAGTTCTCATTTGTAATGTGTGCTCAAAAAATGAAATGTATTTGATTGAAAACGAAAAACCATCTTACAAAGAACCACCCAAAGAAGTATGTTTTTACGCTTATAAGAAAATTAATCATTTCAAGGAAATTCTCTCTCAATTTCAAGGTAAAGAAACAACACAAATACCTATCGATGTTATTGAAAATCTAAAGCAGCAAATAAAAAAAGAGAGAATCAATATTGATAAATTAACATATTACAAAACAAAAGAATTACTCAAGAAATTAGGATACAATAAATATTATGAACATATCAATTTTATCAAAGACAAATTGGGAATAAAACCACCCATTATTACTCAGGAATTAGAAGAAACATTGTGCAATTTTTTTATGGAAATTCAGTATCCTTATGCCAAACATTGCCCTGATTATCGTGTCAACTTTTTACATTATTATTATGTATTGTATAAATTATTCGAATTATTAGGTGAAGACTATTATTTACCAGAGATACCTATGTTAAAAGACCGAGAGAAACTTATTGAACAAGATACAATTTGGAAACGAATATGTCAAGATTTAAATTGGGAATTTATTGCAACAATTTAGTTATATCTTTGAATCATTCGTTGTAGCTACATTGTCATTCGCGTTTGCACCTTCAGCGTCCGCATCATACACTGGTTTACCATCATCTTCATCATCTTCGTTCGTCGCTTTTTTAGAATGTGAAAAAAGGGAACCAACAATTCCTTTAACAAATGATCTTCGCCTATTTTTTCGTGCACGACTACGATTCTTACGAATATATCTAATTATTCCACCTCCCTTTTTCGTTCCTTTTTTACTAGGAAAAGTTCCCTTTGTTATATAATGTTGCACGTAATTACAATAAGAACGTAACAATGAATCATCACGTGGAATATTATTATGTATTTCTTTAATTTTTTCTACCTTTTCATTTTTGTTAAACGTCTTATTGTTGGCAATGTCAAATAGTTTTATATATAAAGAATGTACTCCTTTACCTGCAGAAGCCGGACT